GTTGGCAAAGTGGTGGAAAAGGAAACTTGGGGTGTTTCGTTGGTGGTTTGGTTTCTTGTTTGGATGCGTTGAGCAGTTTTGCGATTTATATACCTAGCCCCTCGAGATGCATTGCATCGGGCGCAACTGCCACAGAGGTTGCTTCTGTCGTAGGGGTCACCAGATCGGTCTAACTCCACTATGTGGTCGCACTGTGTGCTTGGTGTTCTTTTGCCTCGAGCGAGGCACCAGCGGCATTCGGGTTCTTCGTCTAGGACTTGGCGGCGTAGTTGTCGCCATCTGGCGGTTTGGTAGATCGGGTTCCCTGTCATCGGTCAAGAGCATAGGTCAAAGTCAAGGTCAAGAGATACTGACGCCCACAACGGAAGGGCACCGTTGCGGTTGTCCTCACTTGTCATGAGTTGCGCGTGTGGTTTGACTCCCCCACTATTCGGAGATGTCTCTCGCTGGAAGCCTGTCTATTGTTTCGGTGGACAACCATTCGCCATATTCGTTCGGGAACGCTGATCAGCCATGTCGGTGCATGGCCGCCTACCCTCGTCTCCGAGTGTTCCCTCTGGCAGGCTTCAGTGTCATGCCGGGGCTAATGACCTCTCATCTGACGGTCTGCTGATTCTCAGTTGTAACGCTGGATCATGTCACATGGGTGACGGGCAAATCAATGCGTCTTCTTGTAGTGCTCAATATAGGCAAGGATGGCGGGCATCTGTCCGTCTCTTAATGCGGCCTCGTAGTGCCCAAGCCGAGAGTTACATGATCCACACAAGAGCCCTCGAGCGTTCCAAACTGTTACTCGTTCGCCCAGTTTGTGGTCGTGATCCACTTGCCAGTTGCCGGGGCCACCAGACGCGCCCATCATGAACGGCGACTCACAGATCTCGCATCTGCCATGCGTGATCTTGGACAGAATCCAATCCCAACCAAACCGTCGGCACCGTCTCATGAATCCAGTCTCATGAAGATGACACACTGGAAGTTGCTTAGTCTTTGGTACTGGTTGGGAGCAGTAATGGCACTCAATCATGGAGTTTGGCGCACAATAGTTGCCGTAGTAATCTTCATTCCATTTGACACACCGATCACATCGGCATCCGTATTTGTACCCAGTTGAGGCTTTCTTGGTTGGGAACTGGCAAGTGCCATTCTCTATTTCAAACAAGGTCAGCGTCTCAGTCATGTCGGTTTCCTACCTTGAAGCCTGTGGACAATACTGTGCATATCTTTTGGCCGCCACACATGGCATTCGGCATATTCGCCGAGAGCCTCAATCCAAGATGCCTGATGTGGTGAGACCTTGCCACGGTCACTCTTCAACTCGGCGAACACCAGCCCGCGAGTCGGATGAACGAGCACGAGATCCACGAACCCTGCGTCGCCAGAGATTGGTGTCATCCAACGGCCATCACTGTTCACCGCTCGAGTGTGCTGAACCAGCCATCCGTAGTAGTGCGCGACCGCGATGACTTTCTGTTGGAAGTGTTTCTCAAGCATCAACACACCAGATGATCGTTTGGCGACCTGACGCAGTGACACCGCGCCGACCTGAATCCTTCAACATCCCAAGCCTGACCAGTTCGGATCTGCGCGACCGCGCACCAGAGTCAGAGAGACGCGCATCTGCACATGACTCAGCGCGCACCTTCAACGCTCCGATCAGTTGCTCGTCGGTCATCGGGCCGTACATTCGGAACTCGGAATAGACCGCCATCTGACCGTCTGTTACTCGGACAGTCTTCGCCGCATCATGCGAGGTCTGTGGGTCAGTTGTGCGCGCCAACGCAATCACTTCATCAAAGAGAGTTGGAATCATCAGAACGGCCCTTCATCGGATGCGGTCACTTTGTTCTTCAATGCGGTGATCAAGGTTGATGCGGCCGCTTTGGTGGTGGGCATGGCGTCGGAATGTCCGAGAGCGCGGATCATGCGAAGTTGGGCATCGCTCGGAGAATCCCCTGATGAAGATGTGGCACTCTGAGTCGTTCTGGAAGTTTGCGGGGCTCCTGCGGGCTTCTGTGTGCCTCCAAGATCTTCCCATTCGCTCTTTGTCCACAATGAGAGACAGATGCCGAACCTCATGGATGCGTTGCGAAGGAAGTCGCCGATCAGTTCCTTCTCGTAGTCGCCTTTATCTGCGCGACATGAACCGAGCCCGATCATGGTCTTGCCGAGCAAGGTCAGACGCGCCCACATGGTTGCGATGCCGTTCTCCACATGAATGTCAGGTCTGCCCAACGCCCAGCCACAAGGCTCCCAAGTCCAAAGAGGATCTATCTCAATGAGGATGCGCGTGATGTCAGCGTGACCAACGAAGTCCAACTGAATCCCACCCTTTGGAAGTTTGGAAACTATGCCGGGGTCTGGCACCGCGTACTTCTTGAGGATGTCGCCAAGTTCCATCACAGACTCATCTTGTTCAAGAACTCGCCGAGATGAATCGCGCTATCCAGTTCGCCGCCGTCATATTTCAACGCTCGAGCGAAGTCGTGGATCTGTTTGATGTGTTGAGCGTTGTCTGACTCGGGATCATCCATCTGTTCCACGAGGCACTCGGCGAGCCCTCCAGCGATGTTCTTCCACTGGATGATCTGACTGCGAAGGTGGGCAACGATCAAGCGGTGACGCTCAGCAGTTGCCTCCATCTCTTGCATGATCTGGCGGGCGGTTTCGTCTTCCATGTTTTGCTCCTGTCGGGATTGGTTTGTCTCATTGTGACCGATGGGTGAGTCAGAGTCAAGGATGCGTCTTGGAGGTCAGTTGAATCCAATAGCGTTCAGCTTCTAACTTGCGCCGACCAGAGACAGTGAGCCCACCCCATATGCCTTGTAGTGCCATGTAGTTTGTGGGATAGTTCATCGCATATTCAAGGCAGTCGGAGATCACTGGACAGGATCGGCAGATCGCCTTGGCGGTGTTGGTTTCGGCAGCGTTCTTGCGTGACTCCAACGGGAACCACCACGATGTCGGATGTCCACGGCATTCGCCACGCTCAGCCCATTCGCCAATCATCGGCGGTTCATCCATTAGCATGACAAAGACCACGGTTGCCATCCACACTGCCCGTTCGCCTCACGGCCCGAGTAAAGAAGCCATGCCCAGCGAAGGTTGGTGTGAGGGTCAAACATCTGTTCAGGGGCGATGCCTAGGTCTTCCCACCATTTGTGGTGCGCCGACCAGTTTCCTTGGATGAGGCCGTAGTCTCGGCATTGTCGGCCCTTGTCGGAAGGGGAACAAGCGTCAGGCTGACATCTGGACTCTTTCCACATCACAGACCCGAGCCGATCCATGACCTTGCGATCATTCGGCCATCCAGCCTGAAGCGCGGTTTGTAGCCACTGCTGACATTTGGTGTCATCAGAGACCTCCACAATGACCACTGGTGCCAATGTAGTAATGGGGCTGGGAGTAAGTTCGGCGATCCTGTCAATCTGTTGCTCTGGTGTAAGCATCACTACGGTGACTCTTGGGAAGACCGTCGGTGTCGGTGTCGGCTCGGGGCTGGCGTTGCTCCCACCTCCAAACACGATCACGAGGCTTAGATAGAAGCCGAAGGTGAGGGCTAGAAACTTAAATGGGTTCATTATTTGCCTCCAGTTGTCGGCCCGCAAGTGCGGACTCTTGGCTCAGTCATCTGACCAAGCCTGTGGGTGAATGTCAAGCATTCAACTCTGGGAAGATCTTCAGGGCATCTAGGACACCCTTGGGAGCGTTGTCGCCGCACCAGTATTGGATGTGCCATGGCTCTGCCTGTGGGCCGTTCTTGACTTCCCAAGCCCATCCGAACTTCTCAGCGTTCCCAGCGAGCAACCACTCAAGACGGTCACCCGATGCGTTGGCGACATCTATTGCGAGCCCGAGCCCGTGGGTGCTCATGCCGGGGCTTGAGGATGGTGCGAAACCGTCGCGAAGATAGAAGGTCTGGCCGTTCACTGTGCGTGTGATGTTTCGGTCTTCTTTGATAAGTGAGTAGCGTTGCTTGAAGAGTTGAGTTTGTCTGCCGAGTGTGCGGTACGCACCGACATGATCCATGGAGATCCCGTCAAAGAATGCCGCCAACCTCAAGCAGTTCCATGCGGTTGCGGCGTGTCGGTGGAGTTGCCCAGATGTCGGCCCGATCTTGCGGAGTAGGTCAGGGCGTAGAAGTCCGTTCATGGCGTGCGTGATATCGGCGGGCCTCACGACCTTCTTCACTGGATAGTCGGTCACTTCTTTCTGCCAATGATCGGCGGTGTGTCTTGCGTGCCTCGAATACCGTTCCCGATGCCGTAGCCGACAATAGATCCGATGAGTCCTGTGCCTGCCGATTGTTCAATCTTTGATGTGATCATCAGCACTGTGATGGCGGCCAGACCGAACAGAACAATGAGAGCCTTCGGCGGGTTAGTGATGTTCACGCCGCACCGATATCTTCAACCACAATGTAGGCCCTAGCGGTCGCAGTTCTTGAAAGTCTCGGTGTGCCTGTGATCGCGCTTGTTTTGGCGGCACCGATAATGGTGCGCGAACCTGTGGCGACAGTGCCAATCCACACCACGGTCGCAGGGTTTGTCACTTGAACGGTTGAACCGTTTGTGAGCAGTGCTTCTTGCAGCTGCGTGCCTGCAACGCTTGTGAGCCATATCGCGATCTGGACATTCCCGCCCGAGACAGTGTTGCCACGAACCTGCGGCTCAAAGTAGGTCACCTTGTAGAGCCTTGTGATGTCAGCGTCAAAGGTGACGGACATTCCTGTGGAGGCCGTGATGGTGGTTGTCAAGTTTTGATCGGAGGAAGAGTTGCCGTAGCCACAAGTACCAAACGGGAGCAGGTTCATCTCCCCCGCACCGAGCGTTTCGCCAACAATAAATGAATCATTCTGCGCCATGAGGGAACCTTACCAGCCGAGTCGGCTTGTGTTGAGAACTCCGAGGGTGGCGGAGTTGAGGGTGAAGAAGTTGGTGTATGTCAGCGGGCTGGTGTAGATCTCCATGTCTGTGCGCGCTGGTGTCACGGACATAGAAAAACCTTGCATGATCTGCTTGGAAGTTAGAGTTGTATTTGAGCCGGGGTTCTTATACGAAACAGTGACGATTGGTTGCGATGAGCCAATGGTGTTGAATAACCAAACAAGATTGTTCGCGGTATCGGACACGCTGATCTGGAAGGAAAGTTCATCGGGATCGTCTCGAGATTGGACTTGCCACTGGGCGAAAGATAACGCTTGCGGAGAAGAGTCGTCCACCGTTGAGAACTCTGCGCCGTAGGTTCCGTAGGTGGCAATACCAGAGTTCTTCTTGGCGTTCTGCGATGCGGCTACTGGCGGGTTCACTGTGCAAGTGTTTAAATAGTTTTGCCCCAGCGCAATCCTTTTGATGTCGGAATAGGCCATCTGATAAACATCTAAGACAGTAGTTTGCCGAGCGAAGGTGATAACTGGCGGAGCAAGATCAGCGAGGTCGCTGCGGGAAACTAAAATGAGACCATCTTCTATGAGAGTGAGCCACCCTTGTTCTGTTGTCATGTTCAGGTTGAGACGGTTGAGTGCCGTTCCCGAGTATGAAGCGTCAGCGGCCGCAGTTGAATCACCATCACCATTTATCACAATGGCTGTGCCACTCGGCATCAAAGAGTTGAACGCAGTGTAAATCTGGAGGAGAGTTCCTGCGCTTGCAATCGCTTGCTCAAACACTTGGATGCGACCGAGCCGACCCAGTAGATCGGTACAGATCACCGATGCGGTTGAGCCCTTGCCTTCGCCACCGAGATCGTTGTAGAGAACCTCTTGAACATAGAACCACTGATAGAAACCTGTGCCGACTGCGGTCAGAATAATCTTGTCGTTGAGGTCGTATCCGTTCGCTTGTTGGTTGTCGTTCCTGATTGTCAGAACAAGTGAGCCGGGGCCCCAAGAATCAAACTGTGTACGCCTCCCAGTGGAATAAGTGAAAGACATGACATCGGAAGTCTTGTCTGTTGCGAACTTGTAGATGCTCCAAACTTGCTGAGTCATTAGTTCGCTCGAGTGTTCACTGGTATCGGGCCTGCTGTCCGGTTGTAATCCTGTAAGGCTTTGACTACTGCTTGCGGGTCTGCGCCTTGAACATTGACAATCAGAGTGTTACCTCCGCCGATCGCCGAGTTCGGCGTGATCATCCCACTGCCTGACGG